CGATCACTGGCCAGTTGGCATTACTCATGCTAATCGAAGCGTTTGAAGATGCTGGTTTGCAGGTATACAGTGCTAACACTGATGGTGTGGTCGTTAAGTGTAAGTCACATCAACTGGATTTATTACGCAATATCTGTTTTGATTGGGAGATGTCTACGTCATATGAGTTAGAAGAAACCCATTACCGATCACTGGCTAGTCGTGATGTTAACAACTATTTGGCAGTAACTACTGACGGGAAGTTAAAGCGCAAAGGTATATTTGCTTCTGGCGGGTTAGCTAAGAATCCTGACTGCAATATTTGCTGTACTGCTGTTGCTGAACTAATAGCTAATGGAATACCTCTCAGTGAAACAGTCTTGAACTGCAAAGACATTACCCAATTTGTGACTATCCGCAAAGTCACAGGTGGTGGTAAGTGGCGCGATGAATATTTAGGTAAGGCTGTTAGGTTTTACTACAGTAGAAACGTGGATCGTAGTGTCAATATTGAATACGTTAAAAACAATAATAAGGTGCCTAAATCTGATGGGGCCAAACCACTAATGACTTTACCAGATACGTTACCCAATGACATTGATCATAAACGCTATATCGCAATGGCAGAAGATTTGTTAAAAGGAGTTGGTTATGCGTGAGTCAAAAATAGAAATTAATTGTAGTAGATGGGCAAAAAGTAATGGGTGGTTGGGTTTTAAGTTCTCAAGTCCACAGCAACGAGGTGTACCAGATAGGCTTTACATCAAGAATGGTGTGACCGTCTACGTTGAGTTTAAAGCCCTCGGTAAAAAAGCAACTAAGTACCAGCTTCACACCATCGAAAAGATGCGAGAACATGGTGCAAATGTGTACATCATAGACAACTTGGAGGACTTCATGAATGTTATGTCGTGAAGATTTGCATGAATATCAACGCAGAGGTGTTGACTTTATACTTGATAAGAAACGAGTATTTATGTTGCTGGATATGGGGTTGGGTAAAACGGTCACTACGTTAACCGCCATTACCGATTTAATTGATAGTTTTTCAATCAACAAGGTATTGGTAATATCACCTCTACGTGTCGCTAACAGCGTTTGGCCTACCGAGGTGAACGAGTGGTCACATTTGTCGCATCTAAAGGTTAACATTGCAACAGGGAGCGAGAAGAACCGTATAAGCGCACTTAGTACAACTTGTGACATTGTGAGTATTAACCGTGAGAACATTAAATGGTTAGTGGATTATTACGGTAAAGATTGGCCATTCGATTGTGTTGTAGTGGATGAGTCCAGTAGTTTTAAAAACAATGGTTCTCAACGATTCAAATCTATTAAAAAAATACTACCTTCTACTGAATATATGGTCGCATTGACTGGGACACCTTCCCCAAATGGCCTGTTAGATCTGTGGAGTCAAGTTTTCTTGATTGACTTTGGTATTGCATTAGGTCGCACGATGACTGCTTACAAGAAACGGTTTTTTGAAGCTGATTTTATGGGGTATAAGTTTGAACCTAAATCTGGATCGTCAGAGAAAATACACGACCTAATTAGACCGTTTACTTTGTCCATGTCTGCGGCAGATTACCTTGAAGTTCCTGACCGAATTGACAGTGTTCTACCCGTAAGGTTACCTCCTAAAATTATGGCAGAGTATTTTGAATTTCAGAAAGAGCTTATATCGTACATCCAAGGTGAGGAATTGGAAGCACAGAGTGCTGCTGTTTTGGCCAACAAGTTATTACAATGGTGTAATGGCGCAACTTATACTGATGAGTTTAAAAACTGGATAACATTGCATGACGCAAAGATTAAAGCTTTGGGTGAACTAATTGAAGAAAACGAGGGTGAAAATATTCTTGTTGCTTACAACTTCAAGACTGACCTCATTCGATTGCAAAAAGCTTTTCCTGATGGTGTAGTGCTTGATAAAGAGCAAAGCACAATTGACAGTTGGAATAAAGGGGATATTAAACTTATGTTTGCTCATCCTGCTTCGGCTGGTCACGGCTTAAATTTGCAAAAAGGTGGGTCTATGATCGTTTGGTTCGGTCTCAACTGGTCACTAGAGCTATATCAACAGTTTAACGGGCGATTACATAGGCAGGGGCAAACTAAACCTGTGAGAGTTGTACACATAGTTGCTGAAGGCTGTATTGATGAGCGAGTAATGGAAGTGCTGTCTAACAAAGACGCAACTCAAAAAGACTTACTTCAATCGTTAACTGGTCAGATCACTAAAGCATACAACTAGTGATACCTTTATATACCGTAATAACAAAAGAGAAATTAAAATGAATTCTGAATCAATTATTAATAACGATCCTGTTAGAAACCCTTCTCATTACAAACTGCTTGGTGACTTTGAATCTATAACTGTTATTGCCAGTGCGATGACTGATGATCAATGGTTTGGCTTTTGTCTTGGCAATATTATCAAGTATAGATTACGTGCTGGTAATAAAGGTGCGCTTGTACAAGATATAGCTAAAGCTGATTTTTACGAAGAGTTGTATGAAAAGCATAAACATCTTTGTCGTAAAAATGAACAGTAGTCCCGGATTACAAGATCTCATCAAGCGTCATGGTTACACACCAACTGGTAATCTTAATGCTGATATTAAAATAGCTAAAAAGTTTATGCCAGCGGCATACAGGAAGGATCGAAATGTCAAATGACTCATGGGCAACCCCCTTAGAAATTTACAATACTCTTGATAAAGAGTTTAATTTTTGCGCAGATATGGCTGCAAGTGATGTTAACCACAAGCACCCTATTTATTGGACTGAAAAGGACACTCCTAACTCATTGCAAATGGATTGGGCCGATGCGCTTAGTCAAATGGATATTATCAGTCCGTTTGTATGGTGCAACCCTCCCTACTCAAACATTAAACCTTGGGTTGAGAAAGCCATTACTGCCCAAGCTAATGGTGTGGGCACTGTTATGTTGGTTATGGCAGACCCTTCGGTGATGTGGTTTGAACGTGCGAGAAAATATGCCAGTGAAATTCGTTTTGTTTGCTGTGGCAGAGTAGCTTTCTTAGAAAATGGTAAACCCAAAAGTGGTAATAATAAAGGCAGTATGTTCTTAATTTTTGCGCCTAGACTAATCGGTACTGGACTTGTAAACTTCGTACATAGATCCGAGTTAATGAGTTAGTAAATGGTCGAATTAACAGTACAAGAAGTAGCTAAACGATTATGTGACCATCGTAAGCAGTTATTGGATAATTCCAAAGAGTTAAGTGATCAACGTTTAAATCGACGTATGAAAGCTTCACGCGAAATAGAAAACAGAAAAATTGAAAGAGAATGTGGACTGGGATATTAACCCGGCTTATTTTCACATTTTAATCCGTTCACCTGACAACCATGTATATATTTTCTTAAACTTGGCGGCACCCATCTTATTTGTAAGACCTTTATCATTTTCGTAGAAAACAATATGACCTATGTTAGTCCTATACGTCGTCATCACTTTTACTTTTTCGCTTGTACCTCGTTTTAAATACACACTCTGGGACATTTTAATTACCTTAATTATGTCGAATTTGACTTTGTAAATATACGCCCCAACCAGATTATTACAACCACCACCGTTAAGATTTCAATTAATAATTTAAATACAAATAAGGGTTTACATACGAATTTGTATGTACTATATTAAATAAGAAGTCAGCAACTTACCGAAGGAATAAAATAATGTTAGTTAAACCAATTAAAGAATTACTTAGCGCATACAAGAGTATGTATGCCGCCTCCAAAGAGTTGGGGATATCGGCTGTGCAATTAAGTAGATGGGCTAGTAATAACGCTATGGTGGATGATGAGGGAGGTATATGGATTAAAACAAAAGGTCAATTTAAAATGTCAGCTATTTGCCATTTTAAAAGTTGGCCAACTGAAGACCGTATTGATGTTATCGGTACTAACGGGAACGAAGGTGATCATTATGACAACTGAATTTATATGTAGCGCGCTATCTGAAGATGGGGAAGTGTTTGAATTGTTAACATGCGCGGCATGTATAATTCCTCAAGCGATAGAACAATTTAAGAAGTATGTCTATGACAATGGGGGTGAATGGGGGCATCTTGTTACCTTATCACTGACTGCAATAGAGGCTGATGATTAATGAAAAGAACAAAAAAATATAATCCTTTAAAGCAACTTGATTTAGTAGCCAAACAAGCACTAAAAAATTCCAGCATCGGGTACGTCACAGGGTCAGAAGGTTGTAAGCTAATTGACTTACGGAACGGGCAAATATCAAACGCCTCATACACTACAATAAAGCTTATATCGACTTTGCGTCATAAGTGGTCTGTTTTTATTGCGGTCCTTGGTATTGATAGTGCTGGACAGAAGTATATGAAGTCTGAAGAAATTATGGTGACTCGACCTGTCATACAGTCGGAATTATCTGACATACTCAATGAAAAACATTTGACCCTCGGTAAAAATTTCAACCAGAAACACTTAATTAGTTATGGTTGGCTGGCGACACCCTTTGTTAAAGAGTGGGCTGACCCCGAAGCGTTTAAACTGTTAACTAATTTAGGTGCGTTTAAAGAACTAACAAAGGAGCAAGGCGAATGAATAAACACATTGAGTTAGTTAAGAA